CGGTCAAGAGATACGGCACGTCCGACGCGGGCGTGATCCGTGTCCCCGGAGCCCAATACGAGGTCGGCGTCTACCAGGCGCCGGGCCAGCCGGGCCGCTACCGACTGGTCTACGACAACTTCAGCGAGGGCAAAGGCCTGCATGCGAAGTGCGGCCCCGGCCTCGGTCTGCTCAAGCAGCGGTACGCCGCCGAGCGGAGCAAGAAGGTGATGCGGCGGGCCGGCTGGAGGGTCGCCGAGAAGAAGCAGGACGATGGGCAACTTCGCCTCGTCTACACAAGATAAGCAACAGAAAGGAACCGAAGCGATGACAATCATCGGGGAGTTTGCTTTCCCAGATCAGGGAGATCAGGTCGCCTGTGTGGCATGGCGACCGACTATTAGGTGGCATGCTCTGGGCAGTCGCGTTCTAGCTGTCGCCGGCACCCGGCTCGAGGGTACCTGGAAGGCGTATTGTGATGCGGTTCCAGGAAGGAATCACGATCAAGAATGGCAGGAGGTTTGGGACACTGGCTGCCAGATACCAGAGGCTGCGGCAAGAGCACTGTTCCCCCTTTTCAAAGATGTGCCTTATGCTTCATAGTGGCAGCAGAAAGAAGGCCGTTACCCTTATGGTGTGCCAGTTCGCAAGGACATTGATTGAGCGGCCGCTAAAAACCACTTAACAGGAGACTGATACCATGGACCGTGCTTGTCTCGATAGAGCATTGGCCCGCGTGCCGGAATACGGGCGGGAACCTTTGTTGGCCTACCTGTTCGAGGGTCGGCCGCCCGGCGACTTCCTGCGGGCGGTGCTAGAGAACGACCTGCACCGGGCCGCCTGCCGCGCAGACGACAATAACCAGCACGCCCTGTTTGGCTGGGCCGCAGTGCTGGATGCCCTGCCGATGGGCGTCTGGGGCAGCGAGGCGAAGGTCGACGCCCACCTGGCTGAGTGCCGCAAACGGCGAGAGGAGGCGGAATCATGCAGAAGGTAACGATCACCATCGACACGTCGGGCCAGCCACAGATCCACGTAGAGGGCGTCCCCGGGCCAGCCTGCCGCGAGGCTACGGCGGATCTAGAAAAAGCCCTCGGCGAGGTCCGATCGGACCGGCTGACGGCCGAGTACCATCAGCGGTCGGAGCTGACCCGTGTCAAGCACTGAGACCATCGAGCTGATGATCGACCCATCCGGCCGGGTGTCTGCCATCTGGGACGACGCCCTGGCTGAGCTGGCCGAGCTGGGCGAGTGCCGCGTCGAGCGCGCCTCGCACGTCGAGTGGGATGGCACGGGCTGGAGGGCGGATCTCTCGCCCGTCGGCGGGCCCATGCTGGGAAGCTACCGTCGCCGCCAGGACGCCCTGGCGGCGGAACACGACTGGCTGTTAACTAATTGGAGACCCACGTCATGCACGACTTAATCCAACAGGCCCGCGAGATAGTCGAGGGCCGCTCGATATACATTCCGGCCATGGACCACCTCCGTGCATTGCTGGGGGAGATCGATAGGCTCGCGGCGGAGAAACCGCTGGACGACACGCGGCTCGCCCGCTGCCCGAGCTGCGGCAACTACATCCTCCTGGACGCGGGGGATAACGAGTGCTACTATTGCGGCGAGTTACTCAGCGGGCGGCTGGCGGATTCTGACCGGGCCAGGCTGCTGGGGACGGCGGCCCCGACGGTAATGCTCCTCAATTTGCGCGACAACCTAGGGAAGCCGCTCGACTTAGAAGGGGTCAGGCTGACGCTCCTCACGATCATGCGCATGTGTCAAATTGTCGGGATCTCGGCGAGGGAGCTGGCTGAGTATGGACGGCTGTTCACGGAATCCAAGGACAAAATCAAGTGGCTGAGGGAGATGACCTGATCGACGGCCTCGGCGTGCGGTTCCGCGATTACCGATCGCTGCTGCCCGAATGTGCGGCGGACTTCCCGCGGGCGAGGATCGTGCGATGCCCGCGGACCGTTGAGTCCTACCGCTACAACTGGCTGAGGTGTCAGGTATGCGGCCTGTCGCTGCCGTTGACAAGAGACGGGGAGGTGCATCACATCATCGGAGGGGCAGGCAGGAGCGACGAGGAGGCGAACCTGCTGCGAGTCGGGGGAGCATTCGAGTGCGGCTGCCACGATGAGAGCTGGAGCGTGATGCTCCCGGCCGCCCTGTGGGCCAAGCAGCGGACCGACCAGGAGAACACCGACTGGGTTCGGCTTGCGGTGCTGCTGGGCCATTTTCTACCGGAGCCGAAACCGCCTTCGTGGTACAATGAAAAGCGATGAATGGAGAGCAAAATGATGTCTGAGTTTATCGAACCGGCCGCCAAGCTAGTCCGGGCGTACCGGGAGAGCAAAAATAGCCATGACTTTGCGGGGCATCTGGCCAGAGACCCAGCCTCCTCCTACATGCCCAGAGAAGTCGAGTTCTACTGGGAACTGATCGACGCCGCGTTCGATGCCGGCGTGTGCTCAACAGAGTCGCAGTCCTCGTCGTTGCCGCCGATGGTTCCGGTCGAGACAATTACTCAAGAGCTGGCTTTGACCCCGTTGGAAGCGGCCACGGTCCGGCAAATGATTGCCGAAGTCAACCGGAAGGGGCTGCCCGTTACCTTGAGAATCTACCCGATTAGAACGTCGATCCTCCCCGCGAGGATGAGCTGACCGACGAGAAGCGGCAGGACGCCTGGATCCTTATCCGGGTTATGAGGGGTATCTGTAAGGGAGAATGAAATGTCTGGCCGACTCCCCCGTGGAATGTTGAATGTACATTCGAGGAGTCTGCTGAAAGCAAGAAGGCATCGGCGTGGATCGCCGTACCGTAAGCATGTTGCCGGGGTGTTAAAGAAACTCCGCAGAACTGCCGGGGGGCGCTGTGAAGCTATCCACATTCGTCGAATTCAGCCCTGGATGTTGAAACATCCACTGGGAGGTTTTAAGTAGTATCCATGCCCGAAACCATCACAATCCGAACCCGTAAGACCCGGGGCGAGATCCGTGCCGAGCTGCGGAAGCTCCCTGCCCTGCTGTCGGGTCGGATGTACGACGCCCGCCACCTGGCCTCGACGTGGCGCAGTCACTTCGCCTATCACATCTTCGATAAGATCAGCCGCAGCTTCTTCGCCAAGTCGATGTGGGGCTCCGACGAGTTCGGAGACCGGTGGGAACCGCTCAAAGAGGCAACGATCGTAGCCCGCGAGTCGCGGCGGGAACCCAAGCGTGGCAAGCGGGGACTCAGCGAGCAGCACGACAAGCTGTGGCGGCGGGTGTTCGCCCAAAACTTCGCGCGGCTGGCCGTTCGCGTGGGCGAGCGTGAGGCGGGCGAGCGAGCCGCCCGGATGGCCTGGGCCACGGTCAAGGCTGCGGGTGCTCGGACCCGCAAAGAACAGTTTCGGGGCCGCCGGCCGCCGATGAACTGGATCTCGGGCCGGCTCAAGAAGAGCCTGGCGCCCGGCCGCCGATCGGCAGGCGGCTACGTGCCCTCACCCGAGCAGCGGTACGAGGAATATCACGGTAAGTTGGTGCTGGGCACTGATGTGCCTTACGCTCCCTACGTCCACAAGCGGCGCCGGTTGTGGCCGGAGGTTGCCCGTATGCTCCCGTGGATACGTGAGGCAGCAAGCAAGGGAATCCAGGCGGTGGTCCGCCAACTTCAACGGGAGTAGACGATGGGAAAGATACTGCGCCCCCCGGGGATTGGACTGACAAGATCAGCCCGCTACACGACGCGCGCAATCATCCGCGCGAAAAAACGTGCGGCGAAGCGCACTCGGTACACGGGAAACTACATGACGACTGTGTACCGGCCAGGGCTTCAAGGGTTCGGCCGGGGCATGAAGTCCGCCCGGAAGAAAATGCGCAAGAGGAAGATCCTGATGCGCCGTCTACAGGAAGCGGGATACTGATTTGAGCTTATCCGCCTTACTCTCTGGAGGCCGAGGATGGAGCTTTCGCTGACACCGAAGACGGCCTTTGAGCTGGCCGACAGACGACCCTCGGCCAACCTCGGCCCGTTCCCGTGGTGGGGCCCGGCCAGCGCGGCCATCCGGTCGGCCGGGGCCCCGCACGACGTGGTGACGTTGGCCGACGGCCGGTACTTCGCCTGGTGGCGGGGCAGGCAGGTGGCCCACTACGACTCGGGCACGGGCGGGCTGCGGATCGACTGGCCCGCGGTGGCCGAAAGGGCCAGGGAGTTGGTTCGAGCGGCGGGCTAGAAACTGGGGTTTACAGATCCGGGCGGAGGTGCTATGGTTGGGGCAGTTGATCCTTGACCCAAGAAGAGAGGCCCGACCGTGGAGGGCGGGCCCCGAGTGACCGGCAGCGGCACGACACGCTTGCCGGTCAGGCACCACGCAAAGTGAACTTGCGACATGCCTCTATTACCAATCATTATAGCAGAAATCCCCCCGGCAGCAATGGCCCTGTCGGACAGAAAATCTCTTTCGGATCGCGGGCCGCCTCTCCATAGGGGTGGCCCGCATTCTTTTTGCGCCCGGGCCGGGATAGCGCAGCACGCGGGGGCGCTCCCCCGCCGGCCCTCTCGGCGGCCAGCAGAAGCGGTAACGCGAGACCCGCCCGCGACGGACGCGGCTGGCCGCCACTATTTTTCCGCCCCGCAAGCGTATCCGGGTTCGCGACCGGCCGGGGTGCTTGCCGGCAACTGCGGGGAGAACCCTCGAACTTTGCCGGAGACAATTGACGATTGCGGCCCGGACGGAGCCGCCAGGCCATGGAATACTGAGCCTTCCGTTGTGTGAGTCATGGCCGATGGGTTAGATCAGCTCATTACAATGTCATGGAAGCCGAGAGGCTGCGGAAACCGTCGAGACGACGTTACAAGCGGTCAGGCCGGCACACTGGAGGTGACCGTGTACGGAGATAATTTGTCGCCGCAGCCGGAAGACGGAGTAAAATGGAGGGCTGGGCGGCACGTCGAAAGGCTAGCGATGGTGCGACGTAAAATCCAGTCCGGTTGCCCGGGGTCCGGCGGCGCGTGCCGCGTCGCTCGCAGAGTGACGCGGAAGGCGCCGGCGGATGTGATTACCGGAGAAACGCCAAACGACAGGTGAGTTAATGGGCTACCGGAAACGTAAAAAACAGCAGGAGCAACGAATCAGCGGTCCGCAGCGATTACAGGCTGCAACGATACCAGAAGGCGACCGGATGATGGCCTTCCTGGGGATCGTCGACTGCGAACTGGGCGAAGTCAAGGATTCGGCCGAGCGGTATCCAGAGCTGCTGGCTGCGGTCGAGGGCTCGGGCGGATGGGAGGTACCGTTCGAAAAGCACGAGGGCGCTAAGCTCAGAGACGCGCCGGACGATTACCTGAGATGGGCCGCCGGGATCGTGCCGGAAACGAAGGGCTTCTGGAAGTTTCAGCAGAGGGCCCGCGAGGAACTGAAACGGAGGGCTGTGGTATAATGGGAGTATAGGAGACGCAAATGAAGACAAGCCCGAGCAAGCTGTTGGCGGTGCCGGACTCATTTCGCAACACGGCCCTGAGTTTTCCCAAGAAGATCACTCAGGCCCTCGCGTTGCTGGATGACCCGGAGGTTGCGGCGGAGATGCTGGCCAAGGCGGAGACAATGGCCCACTACGCCCGACGGGTACGGGTGGACACGGAGGTTATCAACGCCATCCAGTACGGCAAGCTGCTAATTCAGGCCAAGCTGGGGGAGCTGATGCCGACGACGGGAGGGCGGCCGAAGAAGGCCGACGAGAAAAAGTCTGTACCCGGTACAGGCTTTTCGTCTCACACCATCGCCACCTACCGTAAGGTAGCCGAGCACGCCGGCGAGCTTGAGAGCTATCGCGACAGAATCGATAAGGCAACGGAAGAGGCGGACAAGAATAGCCCCGATGTACCGGAGATCAGTACGGCCGCGTTCATCCGTTTCGTGGGCTCGGATGGCAATATCAAGAGCAATCAAAACAAGGGGGTGATCGAATGGTTCACGCCCGCGAGGTACGTGGACTTAGCCCGCGAGGTGATGGGCGGCATCGACCTGGATCCGGCGTCCAATAAGAAGGCCAACGCGGTCGTGAAGGCAAGGCGATTCTTCGACAAGAAAAACGACGGGCTCTCGCGGCAGTGGAAGGGCAATGTGTTTTTGAATCCACCCTTTCAGGCCGCCCTAATGCAGGCGTTTGTCGAAAAGCTATGCGAGTCGTACGAGGCGGGCGACGTGCAGCAGGCCGTCCTTTTGACGAACAACAACACGGACACCGGCTGGTGGCACCAGGCGGCTGGGCGGGCGGCCGGGGTGTGCTTTACGAGGGGTCGGGTGAACTTCAGCAGCCCCGCCGGAGAAATAGCCCAGCCGACGAACGGGCAGACGTTCTTCTACTTCGGGCGACGCGACGCGAGATTCGCCAAGTCGTTTGCGGCAATCGGTACGGTGATGGTGAGGAAGTGAGCAGCCCAACGCGACGGCTGAGCAACGCCGAATTTCAGAAGCAACTGGCGTTTGGCCAGCAGGCCGAGACGGCGATAGCCAAGTGGGTGATGCGCCGCGGAAGTCTGGTGCTGCCGATCTATGACATAGAATATGACACTGGCAAGGGCCCCCGGCTGTTTGATAGGGACGGTGAATATATCGCGCCTGATTTGCTCGTCATAAACAAACACAAGCAAGTTCTCTGGATTGAGGCGAAGCACAAGACTGTTTTTACGTGGCACCGGATCAGCAAGCCGCCCTGCTGGACGACGGGGATTGATCGGAATCATTATCAGGGATACTTGCGGATTCAGAACAGGATTGACTGGCCCGTTTGGCTTCTGTTTCTTCACCGCAGCTCGCAGCCGGATGCACGCGACTTGACGCACGGCTGTCCCGAGAGTTGTCCAGTCGGTTTGTTTGGCGATACCCTAGAGAGGCTGGCAAAATGCGTCAACCACGAATCGCCCAAGTGGGGGCGGTATGGCATGGTATACTGGAGTGCCGCGAGCCTGAAGGAATTGGGTCCGCTTAGTGAGTTTGAGGAAGATGGCCAAGGCTGAATGGGCATAATGAAACGCCTTAACTACGAATCGACGATCCGGGGTGCCGACCTGGTCACCGATCGTCTAGTGAACGAAACGGGGATGAGCCTTGACGCACTCGCCCGGGTAATCGGCGGCTACTTCGCTGAAATGCTGGCGGGGGCGAGGCAGCCGGAGATCGAGCGGGAGAGGCAGATGAGGTTGTTCGATGCTTGACCTTGACGACATGAAGCCCGGCCCGGACGCCCGGCTGGAGGAGAAGCTGGAGTGGATCGATAAGCACCGGCCGCCGATCCAGAGGTTGCCGCACTCCGGGCCGTGCGACTGGCGGGACGTGCCGGTGGCGAGCAGGCAACTGAACGCGAAGCCCGACCCGAATGGTAACTGGTTTCGCCGGGAATGCCGGCTGTGCGGTAGGTTCTACGGATTCGGGGTAAGGGACAATAAGTAGGCGTAGTTCGTTTCGCAACTTGATTTCACCGAAGGGAGAGCTACCGATGGCTGAGAAACAGACATCTATTGCTGACGTGGTGCTGCGAGGGATCATGGTGGGCGGATTTCTGATCATGTTGTTCGTGGTGGCCGCGATGGTCCTGGCACCGCTGGGTAAAGTTGGCCGCCAGCCGACGAAGGCTGAGCGATGGCGGGAGGGTAGGCTTGACCGTAGTCGGCACGTGGAGCTGAGTGACGTGGTGACTCTCGCGCAGCAGACTCCGGCCGCGACAAGTGCCAGCTCTTTCAGCCGCATGGCGCAACTCGCCGCGGCCAGGGACCACGAGGGGCTGAACCAGATGGTCCTGCGGGGCGAAGCCTTCATGCTTCAACCAGGGACGCGGTGCCGTAAGATCGGGCTGGGCTTCTTCCGCAATGAAGTGCGAGTGTTGAGCGGTCCGAAGGCGGGTCGTACGTGTTTCGTGTCGAGGGATCTTCTGTAGCGAAGCAGAGGCCGATGAAGTGTCCGTGGCAAACGCGGGAAAGAGGGGTGAGGGAAACATAAACATGACGGGACTTGGTCGCGAGCTGGCCGTGGTGCTTTGGCTGACGGGCGTACTGGACAGGTTGGCGACCCTGGGTCTAATTGCGCGTAAGAATCCGAGTCCGACCCTGACCGTCGAGGGGAGGCGATTGTGGGACCAGCTAGACGGAATGAACATGCGGGCCACGCGGAAGGAGATCGAGTTAGCGATGGAGGCGATGCACGAATCCGCGGAAGAAGGGCTGTTGACGCTAATAGAAGCATACCAAGACGACGCCAACAAGCTGATTCGATGGTGTCAACAACAGCGGGATGCGAGGGGCCGGCATGAATTTTCAGAAGAGCAATGACACGGCGGCGGCGTGGACGGTGGCACGCACAGATACCGTTGATGGGTGAAAAGCAACAGGGTGTAGTAACCCTGAAAAGCGGTCCCTGACCTGGCCGGTTCGATTCCGGCCCGCCGTGCTTTTTGAGGAACAAAATGATGGACGAATTAGCTAAGCAATATAGTAATCGCAGCAGACTCCATGACGACAGCGCAATGCCATTCGGCAAGTATAAGAGGTCGCGGTTGGGTGACGTACCCGATTCGTACTGGCGTTGGTTTCTGCGGCAGGATTGGTGCGATGAATGGCCGGATTTAGTTGAGTATGCGAACACTGTATGTGGAGAATGAGCACGGCGGCGGCGTGCCAGCGCTGGCGAGAATGTCGTTGCAAGCGCCGGTTGTCCGCGACATACCTGACCCTATGGCAGCGAACAGGACTACCCGGCCCGCCGTGCTTTTTGAGCGACAAAGGAGCAATCATGGGAATCGAAACGATTCAAGCCTGTAGGGTGACTTGCCAGAATTGCAAGGCCGAAGTAATCGTCGAGAAGTGGGTGCAGGCACGGGCTTTGGGCTGGGCCGTGCCTTGTGACGGGCGACTTCAATTGTGTCCGAACTGTGTGATCTACCAAAAAGGCGTCTTGTCGGCAACGGCAATACCGGCAGGATCGCTTGCGAACAAACTACCAGGTGAAACCTAAAAGACATCATGGCGGCGGCGTGGAAACATGATGCCTAAGCGTGGCAGGTATCGGCTGCGAACGGCCACGAATATCCAGAGGCCGGCCAGCCGTGTTTTTTGAAACGCTTACCAAAAGGAGAAGATCGTGGCAAAGAAACAGAAGTCCTGCAAGCAGAGGTTTCCCGAAGTTATATGGGCCAAATGGAGCGATGACTCTTGGGATGGCAAGCCCGTTCTTTTGGCCGAAGAGGAGATAAAGGAGATTGCCGAAAAGGACGAGCGGATCGTGGTTGGGTGCTACAAGTTCGAGGGCACTGCAATTGTCGCCAACCAAACCGAGTTGGAATTGGACCAAAAGCGAAACTAGCACGGCGGCGGCGTGCAAATGCCCCTACAAGGGACGTGGAGCTGAGTTGTCAGCAGGATATAGGGCTGGCACGGCGAGGAAGCGAGTACATCACGGAGCCCCCGGTTGCCGGTGTAGGGAGAAATGGGAAACCCGGCCCGCCGTGCTTTTCATTACGAAAAGGTAACGCCGCGTGGGCAAATCACAATGGGTACGAGTGACGCGGGCACATCCTTGCAGGGTGTGTGGGAAGCCAGACTGGTGCCGCGTGTCGGCGGACGGGATGATGGCCCACTGCATGAGGCTGGAGAGCGACCACCCCTGGCCTGGCCCGGCCGGCGGCTGGCTGCACAAGCTCGACGGCGACAAGATCGACCTACCTCCGCCGAGGCGGGAGGAGCCGAAGGTGATCCGCGACTGGACGGCGGAGGCCAAGCGGTGCTACTGCCACCACGAGGCTCCGGGGATGCGGGAGTTCATGGCCGAGACACTGGCCCTGTCGGTCGAGGTTCTGGAGCGGTTCCGGGTCGGCTGGACGTGGCAGCAGTGGAGGCGGGACTTCGGCTGCGAGTACTCGACGTGGCCGATGAGGGACGCGAGCGGGACAGTGGTCGGCATAGCGTTGCGGGGGAGGGACGGGAAGAAGTTGACGATGCGCGGCGGCACCCCCGGCCTTTTTTACAGCCACGGCTGGCACAAATTGTCGGACACGATCTACCTGCCGGAGGGGGCTAGCGACGCGGCAACCATGGTACAATTGGGGAAGTCGACGGTCGGGCGTCCGAGCAACGTGGCGGCCCCATGGTTGCCCGAGCTGCTGCGGCCGTACCGCGGGCGGGAAATCGTGGTGATGGGCGAGGCGGACCGCAAACCGGCGGGCGAGCGGCCGGGCTGCCTGCCCGGGTGCCACGGATGCCAGGCGTGCTGGCCGGGGCTGTACGGGGCGAGGGTGGTCGCCGAGATGCTCTCGCGGCGGCTGGGGCGGAGCGTAACGTGGTGGCTGACGCCGCTGGGCACGAAGGACGTGCGGGCTTGGACGGCGGCGAACCCCGACGCGGTGGACGTGGAGCTGGAGGACTTTGACCCGCCGGCGATGGTCGGCGTGGCTGGACGCTAAGATCGCAACCAACCAAACTGACCGCCGAGGCGGTGGGAGGGGACTGACGACATGACCGAGGCCGACCTAAAATTTACGATCGAGAAGATAGAACAGTACGGGCTGGGCAGGCCCGACCACGACCAGCTCTGGGCCCTGGTAGATGGGCTCCACGCGGAGCCCCGCTCGGTAGACGCCTGCCTGCTGTCGATCGGGAGCCTCATGTGAAAAAACCCTGTCATGACTTCGTCCCAGTTGATCCGGCCGTTTCTGAAGGCCGCGGTCGAGGATGTGGGGGGGACAATTGTCGGTGCCTTGCTGGAGCCGAAGAGCGACGCCACCGAGGCGGGGGAAGGTCCGACGGAAGGCTGGGGCCTTGCGGTGTCGTGTTTGTTGGGCTATACTGGGGACGGAGGCTGACACATGGCGAAGCGAACACAGGGCGAGTTCCTGACCGAGACGGTCGCCTGAATAGGTGGTAGAATGACCCGGAGAACAGGCGGCGGGCGGGGCGGTTGATCAGGCGGTTGATAGACGAGGCCCAGTGCCCCTGAATGAGGGGCGGCCTTGAACTATCGTAGGCTAGACGAACATGCCGAAGAAGCCGAACCAGTGGCAGCACAAGCGGTCGACGGCCCTGATTAAACGGGAGAAGGACATCGCCCAGGTCGCCGAGCTGCACCTTGAGGGCCTGACCTTCCGCGAGATCGGGCTCCGCCTGGGGATGGCCGTCGCCGTCGCTCACGCCAGGTATCGGGACGCGATCGAGCGGTATAAGGAGCGGGCAGCCGAGGCCCACGACGCGAGGGCTGCGGCGTACCGGGCGAAGCGGGAGTTTCTGTACCGGGAGGCGATCGCGGCGTGGCGGCGGTCGCAGGTCGAGCAGGAGCGGAGGCGGGCGAGGAAGCGGCAGGGCCCTGCCAAGGCAGGGGAGGGCGACGAGCCGAACGTAGTCGAGTGGACTGAGGAGGAGATCGAGGTCAAGAAGCTGCTGGGCGACCCGCGGTTCCTGGCCGAGGCGGACAAGCAACTGAACGCCCTGGCCAGGCTCGATGCGTTGGATGCCCCGCAGAAACATGAGATTACAGGCAAGGATGGCCAGCCGGTCAACCTCTTCCAACTGCTCTTGCAGGCCCCGAGGGGGCCAGCCGTGGAGATCGGCGAGGATGGCGAGGAGCACGTCATCGAGGCGTCGTCCACACCGTTGCTGCCTGGGCCCGACGGAGGCGACGGGAACGGTGAGGGATTCGAGGACCTGTGAGGGATCGGCCATGATAGCTTCACCAGAACCCGAGACTTATTGTTCGTCCTGCCGGGATTTGCCGGAAGGCACCTCGACGGGGACGTGCTCGGCGACCTGTGCCAGTCGCGTAAAGTATCGGGAGGCCGCGATGGTCGCTGCGGAAGCCATGCTGGCCTGCGGCGAAAGGATCTTGCCCGAGGCCCCGCCCAAGTTCCAACCTCTGCCTACGGCGAGCCCACACCACGGCTGGCCGCGGCCCATCGTGTTGCAGCGTACCGCCCATCGCCAGGTGGCCCGGAAAAAGAAGAGGTTCTGAGTCGATCCAGCAACTAGCCGCATCGTTGGGAGGAAAGTGAGCTATGGTAACCTTGCTGTATATTTTGTTGGGGATAGTTTCCGTCTACGTTGGCGGGGTTGTCGTCGTGTTTCTGTATGGGATGACCCGGCGGTGGCATTTCGGCCCGGTCCCCCAGATGTTGGTCGTTGCCCTGGCAGCCATCTTGTGGCCGCTGTACTTGTGGCATATGTACTTGTGGCGTAGATAGGAATGTCTGAGTCGATCCAACAGCGGTCCGCGTCGCTAACCCGGTACCGCTACGAGCCCCTGGAGTTCATGCGGCGGCTGTGGCCGGGGATCAAGGTCTGGCAGAAGCAGCGGGAGATCGCCGAGTCGGTGGCCCGGAACTACGGGACGATCGTCCACTCGTCGATCGAGAGCGGCAAGGGCTGGATTGCCGCGAGGTTCATCCTGTCATTCTACGCCACGCGGTTCCCGTGCAAGGTTATCGGGACCTCGATTACCCAGCCGCAGCTAAGGGACTCGCTGTGGGGGGAGATCGACGCGGCGCTGCGTGAGCCGGCGGTAGGGCCGGACGGCGAGCAGGTTACCAACGCGAACGGCGACCCGATGCTGGTCCGGGAGCTGCTGGGGATCGACGTGGTCCACATGGAGCTTCGGCGGCTCGACGAGAACAGACGCCCGCATGGTAACGACTGGGTGAGGCTGCGGGTGGCCCGCGATGTGGAGGGGATGCACGGGATACACCTGCCGCCGATGGACGACGGAGGGCCAACGGTGCTCGCGGTATTGGACGAGGCCAGCGGCATCTCGGACAAGTTCATCGAGGGTCTGGAGGGGCAGGCCCACCGGATGCTGGTGGTAGGTAACCCGCTGAACATGGCGGGCTATTTTGCGCGCAAGATCCGGGCGGGTGATGAGCCGGACCGGCTCCATCCCGGCCGGCTGCGGTGGAAGGTGATCCACATCGACGGGGCGAAGACGCCGAACGTCTCCGCCGGCCGCAAGTGGGAGAAGCGGGGCCGCAAGGGGCCGCTGCCGCGACCGCCGCTGCCGGGGATCATGTCCTACGCGAGCTACGTGGCCTACGATGCCGAGTGGGATGAGTACAACAAGAGGACGCGGCTGCGCGGGCTGCTGCCGGAGGGCGACGAGGCCACCGTATGGGTGCCGGAGGCGTGGCTGGCGGAGGGATTCAAGGCGTGGCACGAGATCGACCACGACTGGCGGCGGGAGAACCTGCCCCGCTGGCTCGGGGTGGACGCCTCGCACGGCCGCGGCGACCTGGTCTGCTGGGTGGTGATCGACGCCATGGGTATCGTCGAAGTGAGAGTGGCGGACCCGGAGATCATGCGGGACAAGTACGGTCTGCCGGACACGGTAAAGATGCTGGAGATCACGCGGGAGCTGATGACGCTGCACAATATCCCACCGGGCCGGGTGGCGGTGGACGCGGGGGGCGGCGGGCAGGACGCCGTGGGCGACCCGATGCGGCGGGCCGGGCAGGTGGTGCAGCTAGTGGACTTCGGGGCGGCGGCCTCTAGGCGGCGTAAGCGGCAGTACAAGAACCGGCGGGCCGAGATGTACGGGCTCCTCTCGGGCGTGTGCAACCCGTCAAACTGGCGGCGGGTGGAGGAGGGCGGACGCTGGGAGCGGTGCTGGGCGATGCCATCGGATGACCAGTGCAAGGCCCTGGCCGAGGAGCTGCCGATGATCCCCAAGCGGTACGACAGGGAGGGGAAGCTATACCTGCCGCCGAAGACCAAGCGAACCCCGGAGTCGAAGGAGCAGACGCTGATGGAGATCCTGGGCCACTCCCCGGACCGGAGCGACGGCGCGGTCCTGGCGGTCTGGGCGATGCGGGGCGGGCCGCTGTCCCCGACGGTAGGCCGCCCCCTGGTCCTGACGGAGCCGAAGCCGGAGCCGGGCGGCGAGGAGCCGGAGCGGTCGGACCTCGTGAAGCGGATATTCGGCCCGGGGGGCGGGGGCCGGGAGGAGAGGCCGTGGACGAGGGACGAGTTCTGGGGCGACGACGAGGTATAATAGAGGGCGGTTGTTGTGAGCGTCGCACGAAATTGCCGCTGAGGCGGTGGGAGGAGAGTGTGATTAAGACGATCAGTGGAATTCGGCCCGCCGTGCTTTAACAGAAAGGAGGGTGTGGTCATGGGCGCAGAGACGAAGATCCAATGGGCGCACCACACGTTTCAATCCCTGGAGAGGCTGTGCCAAACTGACGGCTGGCTGTGACCACTGCTACGCCGAGCGCTACTGCATCCGGCAGCCCGCGAAGTTCGGCACCATGGGGCCTTACGGCGAACGGGTCTTCGCGGCCGAGTCGACCTGGAGGCAGCCGCTGTCGTGGAACCGCAAGGCCGAGGAAGCGGGCCAGCGTCGGCGGGTCTTTCTGATGTCGCTAGGGGACTTCTTCGAGCGGAGCCGGCGCGACGAGATTGCGTGGAGGCAAGATGCCGCGGCTCAGCGGGTGGCCAAACTGTGGGCGAGGACGCCCTGGCTGGACTGGCTGATCCTGACGAAGCGGCCTAGCACGATGAGGAGCTGGCAGCGGCGTTATCGGCCCCGGGGCCTGCCACCCAACGTCTGGGCCGGGGTCAGCGTCGAAGACGCGATCTGCTACCCCCGCATCGCACATCTGATCGACACGAAGGCGGCGCTGCGATTCGTGTCCGTCGAGCCGCTGCTGGGGCCCGTCGAGCTGTCCTGCCTGGGGGATTGGATTAACTGGGTGATCGTGGGTGGCGAGTCCGGTCCGCAGGCCCGGCCGATGCGGCCTGACTGGGCTCGCCGAATCCGTGACGCCTGCCGGCGCGCGCATGTGCCCTTCTTCTTTAAGCAATGGGGCGAATGGGCACCCGTGAATGCTTTGGACATAGAGACCGCCGTTGTTCTGGCAGACTACGACCGACACTACTGGCACAACATTGCCAGGTCAAGTTTTCGCGTCGGCCGCAAGCGTGCTGGTCGCAAGCTGGACGGTCGGACGTGGGACGAGGTCCCGGAATGAACAGCCCGGTCGAGCGGCAAGGCTGAGCGGTCCGTTTTGCTTATCCCCTTTCCGTAGGGGGCTGGCGCCGGACTGGTCGAGTGGCACTGAACTTCGGAACTCCACTTGACCAGCTCCGTCGCGGATGGGTAAACTTAGCGCATGAGGCATTTGTGGGCGACGATGCTGCGGTGGCTGAACCGGCGACGCGCCTCGTCCGGGGAAAGGCGTCTGGCCCGCGAGGTGGGCCGGCTGGAGGCCGCCCTGGACGAGGCACGGGCCGAGGCGGAGACGCGGGTCGAGGCCGCCGAGACGCGGGCGAGGGAGGCGGTGGCGGAGGCCGACGCGGCGGTGATGGAGCGAAAGGTGCTATCGACAGCGGTGGAGCGAATTCGCAGTCACTACGAGGCCGACATCTCCGCGGCGGCCAAGCGTATCGCGGAGGGGGGCAAGCCCTGAACGGGAGGACGAGCCGATGGGAGCCATCGCTGACACGCTGAGGGAGAGCCGGGACAGGACCGAACAGGCCGTGTTCCGGCACCGGGCGGCGGTCCCGTCGAGGCAGTCGCTGATGGCGGGCGGCGGCGTCGTGCTCGGCGAGTCGCAGCTATCGACGGGCCTGTTCGGGGAGGGCGCCGTGGAGCGGGAGATGTACGGCCACTACCGTGGCTGGACCTACGCCGCGATCCGGCCGATAGCCCAGACGATCGCCGGGCAGCCGGTAGGGGTGGGCCGGGAGCTGGGCCCGATGGAGAGGCCGCGGTCAGGCAGGCTGGCGACGAAGGCATCGCTGCCGGGTTGGTTGAAGCAGGCCGAGGTCGAGCAATACGAGACGCACCCGTTGTTGGACGCGATCGCGAACCCGAACCCGGTGATGACGAGGTGGCACCTGCTGTACATCCTGATCGCGTCGCTGGAGATCGCCGGCGAGCACCTATGGTGGATCGTGGCGGGCGAGGACGGGCCGGTGATCTGGCCGGTTCCGTCGCTGTGGTTCGAGCCGGTACACAGGGACCGCAAGCCGTTCGCCGCGTGGTCGATCACGCCTGGCGGCCAGGGCGAGCCGGAGGAGATCCCGAACGATGAGGTGGTCTACTTCCATTACCCTGACCTGGCCGACCCACTGGGCTGCACCTCGCCGGCCATGACGCAATCGAGGGCGATGTCGGCGGACGAGGCGATGCAGGACGCGCAGGCTAACACCTTCCTCAACGCCCCGTTCCCGAAGCACGCCCTGGTCGTCGGCGACGTGACCGAGGATGGCGAGAACCTGGGGCGGCCCGTGCTGGAGCACGGGCAGAGGCAGCAGCTCTACGCGGAGTTCAAGCGGCTCTACACGCAGACGGCCCAGTATGGCCTGCCGATCATCCTCGACCGGCTGATCCATGACATCAAGCCGCTCTCGAACAAGCCGAACGAGATGGATTTCACCGACAGCGGCAAGGTGACGAAGGACCGCATCTTTCTGGGGCACGGGACGAACCCGGTGATCGCGGGCGAGATCGAGAAGGTGAACCGGGCGTCGAGCTATGCCGCCCGGAGGCACTTCGCCGACCACACCGTGAACCCGAAGATCGAGCTGGTCAGCGAGGTGCTGACCCGAAGCCTGGGCCCGATCGTGGCCGTCGAGGGCGAGCGGCTGCGGGTGTGGATCGAGCCGTACGTGCCTGACGACCGGGACGAGCGGCGGCGGGACCTTGACCTGGCGGCGAAGTACGGCAGCGTGACGAAGGACGAGCTGAGGGGCGCGCTGACCCACCTCAACCTGGAGCCGATGGACGGCGGCGACGCGGTGGCCGCCCCGCCGATGCCCCTGCCGGCTGTAGTGTCGTCAGGGAAGTCGGCGGACGAGCCGCCGGACATTTCCATGGCACTTGACCAGGAGGCGCGGGTCAAGGCGTGGCTGAAGGCCCACAGCCGGCACGAGGCGGGGCTGCTGGAGGCGGTGCATACATTATTCTTAGAGCAGCGGGACTCGGTGACGGCCCGGCTGTACGAGGTGCTGGGGGAGCTGGAGAAGGCGGCGGGGGACGCCGGCGGGCTGGTCGAGGTGATATTCGACCCGGACGAGTGGGAGGAGCGGCTGGTGGAGGTCTGCCGGCCGCACCTGGAGCGGGCCGCGGCCGTCGGGGCGGTGCGGACGATGGAGCAGGTCAAGGCGACGAAGGCCGGGCCGAGCGCCGAGGAGCTGATGGTCGAGTTGACGCCAGCCGTGCGGGCCAAGATCGACGGCGAGCTGGAGACATTGCTGTCGCGGCCCTACTGGCCGGACGTGCAGCAGACGACGCGGGCGAAGCTGGCCGCGACGCTATCCGAGGGCGTGCAGAACGGCGAGTCGCTGCACTACTTGGCCGCGAGGGTAGGCGACGCCCCGACGGTGCCGGTGGTCGACCCGGGGGTGTTCCCGCCGGGGACGGTGTTCGGCACGAATGCCGTGCTAGGCAGCGAGGCGTCGCGGCGGCGGGCCCTGCTGATAGCCAGGACAGAGGTCACAGGCGCTCTGAATTGCGGTCAAGCGGCCCAACAAGAACAACTATTCAACGACGGCGTGACGGACGGCATGGAGTGGATGGCGATCATCGACCAGTACACGCGGGGCAGCCACGCGGCCCTAAACGGGGCGAGGGCCCCGGGCGACTACCCGGTGGGCAAGTGGGACGTGGGCGGGCACGTAGCGCCGTACCCCGGCCATCACTCGCTGCCGGCGGCCGAACGATGCAACTGTATCTTGCCCGGCCAGCTAGTCGAAGGGCGATTCATCGCTGGCACCAAAGCCTATTACGGCGGGCAGGTCTGCGAAATCATAACGAGAGGCGGCCGGCGGCTCACCGTGACCCCACAGCACCGCATACTTACCGAAGACGGATTCGTCGCTGCCGGCTCGCTGCACCAGGGCGAGAAGTTGCTGGCCTACAACGTCCAGGCTGAAGGTCCGGGATTCATTTCTGTAGGTCGCGATCAGATATATCACGAACCAGCCCTGATCGAGGATGTATTTGAGGCGTTGCGATTGGCTGCTGACGTGTCCGACAAGGGGCTTGTTGAAAGACGCCGCGGGCTGCCGGACGACTTCCACGGCGACGGGCGGGGACTTCGTGGAGAGGTCGAGGTTGTATGGGCCGACGGCTCGTTGCTTCTCGAAGGGATACCCCGCCCCATTGAGAAAGGCGTGGAAGACATCTTCCCAGGGGTAGATTTGGGTCTGGGCCGCGTATCTGCCAGCTGCTCGGTTGGCGACGGCAGAATCGCCAGCGACGCGAGAGGTGCTTGCATTGCCGGGATCGGGCAGCTTGGCCTTGGCCTTCCAAGCAGCACCGCATTGGCGAAGGACAGCAGAACGGTCGCCCTTGAGTGCCTGCCACTTGACGAGTTCAGCTTCGGATCGGCCTCGCATCTTGACGCCGCATTTCCTGAAGCGATTAAAGAGGACGTTGCGGCCGTAGCCGGTCTCGTCGCTGATCTTCTTGAGCGACTTCCCGGCCTGGTACTGCTCGACGAGGTCGTCGAGGTTCGGAATCGGAATTTCACGGGACATGTGTACGACCTCCAATCTGTGAACGGCCTCATTATAACAGAAGGCATCGGCATAAGCAACTGCCGATGTACATTGGCTCCCGTAGTGGAGTAGATCATAGCAGGACCCTGTCGTTATCCGTGTTCGGTTTGCGGCTGCACCCGCTGGACGGTTGGTTGGGGCGGCCCGCATCTTGACTGGTGCGGTGAATGCGGACGACTCACCTTGCACAATCCGGACTGAGGCCGGGAAAGAGGGGACTCATGGCCACGGAACCGAAGCTGTTGACGCGATGGCACCAGGTGTATAGTAGGGTGGTGGTCCGAGTCACGGAGGTCCCCCCGGAGGTCATAATTCGATTCGAGGACGGGTCGTACGTGGTGGTCGAGGGTGATCCGATAGAGGCCCCCGACGTGTACACGCTCTGGCGGGGTAGAGTGATAGACAAGGCGGAGTACGAGCGGCAAGTTGACGCTAAGGTACACGCGGAACTTGCTGCGGACGAAGAGACTGAAATGAGCATCGGAGTTGAAAGTGATCGACTTTTGACGCGCGAAGAGGCCGCGAAGCTGTTGAAACGGCGGGCTCACTTCGAACACTGGGAGGATGCGGTCGGCAAGACGGTGTCCCGGATCGAGGAGATTAAGGCACCGGGCGGCAGCTCCATCGTGGCGATCGAGTTCGAGGACGGGGCCACCTTGGCTATCGGCGGGGGCGTAACCCGCGACGCTGATTGTTACGTCGAGCCACTGGACGAAGAGATGCTCGCGTCTTGGCGGGAAGATGCCAGTTGACACCACCCCGCCAGGGGGTGCCTCGGAAGGGCCGCAACCACTTGGGGACCGCCTGTTGCCTGGCGAAACGCCTGTTGACACCGCCCCGACCAGGGACGTAGAATAATGATTGACCTGGGGCCGCCGAAGAACAAGCTGCTCGACGCGACGGAGTACCGGGCGGGACGGGCGGTGGCGAGTTTGAGCGAGCAGATCCAGCGGGTAGCCGGGCGGGACTTCTTCGGGCGGACGGCGGTCGAGGTGCTCTGGGAGGCCGGGCAGATAACCGTGGTCAGGGCGAGGGTGGAAAGGACGGAGCGATGAATCGCCGGAACTTCTTCGGATGGATCGCGGCCATAGCCGCCGGAGCCGCACTGCCGTGGCGGAAATCTGAAGCAACTGAACTGGTTCCTCAGTGCTTTGCCGCAGACGTGTCGCGTGGGTCGCAGAAGGTACGGGGTACGATGAGCGGGGAAGGCTCGCCGGGATTCGATTCGGGCCAGTTAGTTTCGCTACACTTGCAGTCCAACAGGTGGAAATGGCGATTCCGGGCGAGGATTACACGAGTCGGTGTCTCAGGGGCGGACGACGGAAAACAGATATGGACGGCCAGCTATGAATCGCTGGGCAGGATCATGGTGAAGATGGAGCGATGAAGCGACGCGGCTTTCTCCGAACGGTGCTCGGTTTGGCTGCGGCGGCGTTATCGCCATTGGCGGTCGCGGGCAGAAGCGTCAGCGTCGAACCGATGGGTGATTTGGTTTTCGCAGACCGCCGACATTGGCGTCGGTATCGTCGCATCAAAATACGGAGCATTCAATAACGCTAGAGCCGGCGGGAAGGCGTAGTCGCCTCCTCAGTTTCATACGCTGAGAATCCTGGTGCAATTCCAGGGCCGGCCACTTGACACAACTGGGTATCGGAAACACCGGGCCCGTAACCTCACGCAGGTTGCGGGCCTTTTTCTTTTGCGGGAGCGAATCATGGCGACGGCAGAGCTAGACACGGCTGGCCCGATCCTGGACAGCCTACGGGGCCGGAGGCCGGACGGGAGGTGGGGCATCGGCACGGCCAGGAGCTACCTGGACGCGACGCCGCCGAACCTCTTCGGTGTCTCGCCTTCGGAATGGCAGGCGGTCATGGAGAAGGCTGGCGGCACGCTGACCTACTGCGAGCAAGGAGCGACCATCGAGCCGCTGCCATGGAGCGTCCTGGGGGAGGAGGGCCGCCAGCGGCTCGGCCGCAACATGGAGCTGCTGCCTGTCAAGGCGGCGAAGAAGCCGGCGGGACTCGATGGGTTCGTTCTGGTGTTCGACTACACCTTGACGACGGTGGACGAGGACCGGGACTTCGACATCCTGGAGCCGAAGGGCGCGACGGTCGACGAGCTGGGCCCGCTGCTGTTCAACCACGTCTCGATCCAGCCGATCGGCAAGTTCATGAAGATCCTCAAGCGGAACAGCAAGCGGCTCGCCGAGCAGTCGGCGATCATGGACTTCCCGTTCGGCCGCGATGTGGCACAGATGGTCGAGTTCCAGGTGCTCCGGCGGATGTCGCACGGCTTCCTGCCGACGAAGTATGAGGAGCGCAGACCGAAGAAGGGCGACGAGGAGGACGGGGCTCTCGGCTGGCACATCCTGGAGTACGAGATCATGGAGCGGTCTGTGGTCTCGGTGGCGAGCAACCGCGGGGCGATCATCGAGGCGTGGAACCTGCTGGGCGAGAAGGGCTTCCAGGACAATCGGGTGAAGGGCTGGCTCAAGAGCGTCTATGAGGCGAGGCCCGTGATTGGGCGGGGCTTCAGGCCGGAAGCGCAATTGATCCGACAACCCGCCGCAGCCAAATCGACCAGTTCGACGTTCGATGTGTGGCGGGAACACCTGGAGCCGGCCAGCCTGGAGTATGACTGGGTGAGCCGCTACATCGGCTGCCAGGTCAAGCACCTGTTCTGGGTGCACACGGCTGTCCCCCGGGCCCGCGTCGGGTCCTGGCTGACCGGACTACGGGAGATCCTGGCCGAGTACGATGTCGAGGACACGAGGCACATAACGCACGGCGGCGACGAGCTGCCGCCGAAATACGAGATCATCCAGCTCACGCCGGAGAAGACAGAGGACTTCCTTGTCCAGGGCTTGCAGTTCCGCTGCGGCACCCGGCGGAAGTTCGTCGTCGGGTTCGAGCCGTACTACGGCATGTTAGAGGTGACGTTCTACACGTCGGATAAGGAGGAGGATCGGCAGTTCGCACGCGACGTGATCGACAAGACGTGGCAGTGGTCACGGCAGAACAACTTCCTTAAGGGACAGGCATTCAGCCTGACGGGCGGGTTCCTGCCGAAGACGGATGAGCAATGGGACGGCCTGTTCCTGCCGGCACGGAACAAGGCCCCGGTCATGCGGGCAGTCGGCTCACTCAACGAGACGCGGGCCGCTGCACCGAACCGCGGCATGGTCCTAATGGGCCCTCCGGGAACCGGAAAAACGCTCTCCGCCCGGATCATGCGGAACCAGGCGGAGGCCACGTTCATCTGGGTCGCAGCGAGGGACTTCTGGCAGGTGGGCGTATACGGGGCCTTAACGCACGCCTTCGATCTCGCCCGCGAATTAGCCCCGTCGATAGTCTGCTTCGAGGATGTCGACAACTGGATGGGCAGGGGCGGCACCGAGGACCTGCTCAAGAGTGAGATGGACGGCATGGGGCGGTCATCCGGCATCGTCACGCTGCTGACCACGAACTACCCGGAACTAATCCCGGACTCATTGATCGACCGGCCTGGGCGGTTCCATGACGTGCTCCTGTTCGACCTGCCAGATGCAAAAACGAGAGCGGCCATGCTGGCATCGTGGCTGCCGGAGGCGGCGGAAAAGGACCGGAAGAGAGCCGTCGAGAAGATGGACGGATACAGCGGTGCCCACATTTCCGAGTTGGTGCAGTATGCGAGGGCGGTCCGAGAGGAGGAGGACCTACTGATCGGCGAGGCCCTGGTCAAGGCGATTGACAAGATCGAGGAGCAGCGGGAGCTGATTAACGGCGTGCAGCTCGAAGGCAGCCGCTACAAGCCTACTCGCTCCATGGTGTTACGGTCGAAGACGGTCGCCTTCGGAAACAAAACAGAGGGAGCGGTTGGCTCCGCCGCGGAGGTCAAGGGGATGGTCCCCGGCAACCCGCCCGGCGGATCGGGCGAGGGAGCCGAGGGCATATGGCGGAAACTGCGGCTCAGCGACTTCACCGACAAGCAGTGGGGCGAGCTGTCGGCCGCAGAGAAGGGCAAGATCAAGCGGTACTTCGCCTGGCACCCGGGCACCGTCGAGACGTTCGACGACCTGAAGCTCGGGCACCACTTCCCGCCGGGGAGCGACGACGCGGGCAAGGCGAGCCTGAACGGCGTTCGCAACGCCCTGGCGAGGGCTAACCAGGTAGACGGGATCGGCGACGACCTGGAGCGGGTGATGGAGCACCTGCGGGCTCACCTGCCGGAGAAGGGCCTCGTAACGCGAGGGAGGAATGACCAGCGAATACGGTGGAGCCGGGACGATATGGCCGCGATTGTCGGTACAGAGGATGTGCCTCGCCGAGTGCGGGAGCTGGCGGTAGGGGCCGCCTCAAGGTTGAACGAGGTGCTACGGAGCATCGAGGTATGTATCGAGGGGGACGAGAAATCAACGGGCAAGGGGCCGGAGGTCATCTTCGCCTGGTTGGCGGCTGCGGCGACGCAGGAGGAGTTGAGGCAGGCCAAGGCGGTAATCGATGGTAGGTTGCGGCAGAAACGCAACCGGAGCTGGCGGAGGCTGCTCGGCCTGAAGTGAGTCGGAGGCGACTCCGGCAATGTGCTTTTTCAGAAAGGAGTTCCGAAATGGAACTTACAGAAGCGTTGAAGAAGTGGGCCGTCGAGAATCTCGACGTGGCCGCCGATGCCTCCGATGACGAGTACAAGTCGGCGATCACGAAGGCGATCAGCGATGGCACGCTGGTGGCCGGGAAGTACGCCGAGCTGATGGCGGAGGACCCGGATGTGAAGGAGGAGCTGGGCAAGCTGCTGGCCGAGGCCAACGCCCCGATGATCGTGGGGCTGGGCGAGATGACGCAGGCGATCGGCACGCTAGCCGAGAAGATCGGCGAGAGGCCGCCGAAGCCTGCCGGCACGGATGACGGCGAGGAGGCCGCCGTCCCGAGATCGGCCGATGAGGCCGCCGACCAGTTCAACGAGCGGGTCGAGAAGCGGGTCGACGAGATCATGGCCGGCCGCGAAAAGGCCGCGGAGGGCGAGACGCGGGCCGACTTCGCCGCCGCGTTCATGGCGAAGGCCGCGGCAGGCAAGAGCAACCCGCGGCTGAAGGCCCCGGTCGAGCGGTACTCGATGCAGCGCAAGACGCTCGTCTGTCCGCAGACGATCGACGGGACGAAGGGTCACCCGCTCGCCGGCCAGCCGGCCAGGCGGTTCGGGCCATCCGGCCCGCCGCTGCAAGAGCCGAGCGAGGCGGACATGGCGGTCTGCGGAGCGTTCGCGAAGTACCAGTTGCTACGCGGCACGGTCGGTCCCAGCGCCTGCGAGGCCCTGCTAAACGAGCACGAGCGCCAACTGATCCTCCACGCCCTGCACGAGATGGAGTGGACGGGCGTGGTCGGGGTGCTCGGCGGACAGGAGGCCCGCGTGGACCTGAGCGGAACGGAGGTGAACGACCGGAAGCTGACGCCGCCGGAGCGGAAGGCGATCCTCGACGACACGACGAGCGGCGGCAGCTACGCCATCCCCCGCGTGTTCGACGAGGCGATCGCCGCCGCCCCGATCCTATTCGGCGAGCTGGCCCCGCTGGTCGACATGAAGAACCTCACGAGGGGCTCGGTGGTCGATGGGAGCACGTGGACCGACCCGAGCTTCGGCCCCCAGACCGAGGGCACCACGTTCAGCGTGGTCAGCACGGCCGGCCTGATCGGCAACCTCGACACATCGATCTTTGCCGCGGTGGCGGCGATTGAGCTGGGCCTCGACTGGGAGTCGGACACGCCGATCAACTTCGGCACGTACATCGTGCAGAGGCTCGGCATGAAGCTCAAGGAGTGGATGGACGAGCAGATAGCGATCGGCGACGGGACGACCGAGCCGACCGGGATCTTCACGGCGACGGGCGTGGGCACGTCCAGCTCCAGCAACGGGACCACCGGCCCATTCACCCTGGGCGACTTCGAGAAGCTGGCGTTCGGCCTGACGAAGGCCATGCGCAACAGTAACCCGAGGGCGTGCGTGTACGTCACCAGCGACTACATGTACCGCCAGGCGAGGGGCGTGCCGGTCTACACGACCGACGCCCGACGGCTACTGGGCATGAACCACCAGTCGTACACGCTCCTGGAGCACCCGTGCAAGATCCAGGACTCGATCCCGACCGGGTCGATCGCGTTCGTTAACCTGAGCTACTACCAGATGTTCCGGCGGCTCGGGATTCAGATCCGGAACGTGGTCGAGGGCCAGACCCTCGCGTTGAAGAACACCAGGCTGATCGTCGTCCGCGCTCGGTACGGCGGCCAGCCGACGCTCGGGGCGTCGATCTGCAAGATGACCGACGGTCCGAAGAGCTACGGGAACTAATGTCCCCCGGCGGCCGGGCTGCCGACATGCGGGAGCCCGGCCGCCACCCTGTTTTCTTCTTAACCTTACGAGTGCTGCGGCAAGCACGAAGGGAGTTCCAAGATGAGCAAGGCGAGTTTAGGCAAGCCCGGCGAGATCGTGATCGAGCTGGACGACGGGCACAACAGCAACATCGAGTTCCCGCCCCTGATGGACTGGTTCCGCGGCCGGTGGGCGCCGGCCGGCATGGTGCCACAGAGCATGTCGAAGGGAAGCGCGGTCTGCCAGTTGGAGATGCCCGGCCAGTGCATCGCGCTGGACATGGGCAACCGGCGGGGCCGCGTGTTCGACCCGCTGAGCGAGCCGGAGAACAAGCCGGCCCTGGAGCTGTTTGACTCGATCGTGCGGGCCAAGGATGTGATGCACAGGGGCAGCCAGCCCGTCCCGGAGCAAGTGAAGGAGCACATGCAGGAGGATGATCTGGCGAGCTGGTGGTACTGGATGCACCAGTTGGTCGCGGTGCGGAAGGTGGCCAAGCTGGTCGCCGGCTCATTCGGCAAGCAGCCGCCCGGCGACCCGAAGATCGACTACTACACCGTGGACCCGCATGTCCCGAGGACGCTGTCCGAGATGGAGCGGTGGCGGGCCGGCAAGTGGAAGCCGGGGGCCGCAGACGCCAAGTGACGGAGGTTGGCCGTGCGAATAGCAATCGTCTACCCGCGGCGTTCGGCGTGGCCGAAGATGGAGTGGGTCGCCGAGGCGCTGTGCAACTGCGATCACGAGGTGGTCGGCTGCCACAGCGTGGGCGGGCTGCACGCGGCGTCTGTCGAGTGCGACCTGGTCCTCTTCGAGCAGCGGTGCGCTGGACTGAACTATGCCGACGTGGCCGAGATAGCTCCGGGAAGGCACGCGACCTGGGCGCAGTGGACGTTCGACCTGATGGCGACGGAGCCCGGGCTGCCGCTGGTCGAGCAGCCGAACCTGGGTCATTGGACGACCAGCAAGACCCTGGAGGCGACCGACACGCTGCGGATGATGCGGCTGATGGACGTGGTGTTCGTCAAGGAGCGGTCGCTGCTGGGCGAGTACGCCGAGCTGGGCGTGAACGCCCGCTGGCTGGACCAGGGCTGCCCGTCGTGGATGGGCCGGTGCGAGCATTCTGAGCGGCCGGAGTTCGATGTGTGCCTGTTCGCTAACTTCACGACGGCGGCCAGGCAGAGGCGGGGGGACGTTGCGAATCTCCTTCGGTGCAGCCGCAGCATCGTGTGGGCCGGGCATCCGGGCGGCGATCCACCGCCCGGGGTCCGGGCCATTCCGTTCGTCCGGCCCGAGGACCTGCCGGCCCTAGCGTCGCGGGCGGCCGTGACCCTGTGCGTCGACCAGCAGCACAATCTCGACGGCTACTGGAGCGACCGGCTCTGGCTGGCCCTCGGCATGGGGGCGTGCGTTGTTCGGCGAGAATCGCCCGGCCTCCCGTGCCACTGCGGCTTCTCTCGATACGCCACTGAGGCACAGTTGGATCATCATGTCGGTATCCTGCTGGGGCGAGCCCACACCGATCGAGAGGAATATGGGGAGGCTTGCCGCGACTGGGTCATGGCCAACCACACCTACGAGCATCGTTGCCGAGAGATGCTGAGGGAGATCGAGCGATGCGGACACCAGACAAGGGGAAGTGCCGCACCTGCGGCGGCCGAGGCGTGATCGCGGCCGTAGTGAGGCGGACGGGGAAAAAGTACACACGGCCGTGCCCTGCGTGCGGAGGCACCGGCAAGGGCTACGCCACGAAGTGAAGGGGTCCTCCAACGGACCGCGGCAAGAGTTTGTTTTTCGTCTTTCTTTCACAGGAGGGTCGTTATGAATCGGCGACATTTCACTGGACGCTTCGTTGCTCTCGGGGCAGCGTTGATAGCAAGCTTATTTGGTAAACGGGCAGAGGCGAACAACAGTTTGCCTAAAGATTCTCTTCGCGTGCCGATCACTGCCGGCGAAAGGTACGACAAGGAATACATCAAAACCGTGCTGGCTAAGGTCAAGGAAGTGATGGAAACCGAACCTCCGGAGGGCATGGAGGTTGCGGTCGTCTGGTCCTGGGCTGGCGAGGAGTGGCGGATCGCGGTGGAGTACGTGCGCGCGAAAAGCCGCTTGCGTTAGGAGCGATGCCGAGGCGACGCCTGACGAACTGCGTCGGATAGTGAGGATTTATCAGTCTTTCTTGCGCGAGGTGAAGACGGGTTCCTGCCAGGTCTCGATCATAGGGCAGTTGCGCATGTGTTTCCTGAACGATTCCAAACCATAGTATCAGGAAAGGTAGCCGGCATGGGCGGCGAGATAGCGGCATGGGTGGGCGTCGCGGTGGGCGGCATCGTATTCCTGGCGTCGGTGGCCGCGAGCCAGGTGTCGCTGCACATAAAGCTGACCAAGCTGGCGACCTGCCTGGAGCAGATCAAGAAGAACGACCTGCCCCACCTGGCGGCGAAGCTCGAACAGTTGACGGCCGAGTGTGTCGCCATGGGCAAGGCGGGCGTGGCCTTGAACGGGAGGCTAAGCCAATTGGAGCGATGGCGAGAGACGCGCGGGTGCAAGCCTGCGGAACGCGAACCCAAACAAAGGGAATGATCCGATGAGCAAACACGTGAAAGAGTGGCTCGGCGTCTACGCCGCGATAGCGAGTACGGCAATGCTCGCTGCAATCCTGCTCGGGGCGAGCGACTCGACGAACCGGCCGCCCCCGCCGTATCCGCGGGGGTACCAGCAGATCACGTCGCTGTCGTCGGCCACCTCGCTGACGATCCCGACGAACAGCCACTCGGCCCTGATCCAAGCGGAGAACCAAAGCATCCGGCTGTCAGACGATCCGGACGGCACGGCGCCCACGGCCACGACGGGACTTCGGATAGCGGCCGGCGATGTGCTTGAGTATGACGGGGACCTGCGGAAGGTCCGGTTGATCGAGGAGGCCGCGTCGGCCAAAGTGAACATCCTCTACTACGGGTTCTGACCATGAAACGGATTGCAATCTTCTGCGTGCTACTGGCCCTCGCCCTGACGGCCGTGGGGCTGTTGGGCGCAAGATACTACCAGGGTGGTCAATCCAAGCTGGTGACCACCGAAGCCGTGCAGACCGACCAGTTCCAGGTGCAGGCCTTTGCCGGTGGCGTGCGCGTGGCCCCGGTTGTCAGGGATACGGCCAACAATCCCGTGCTGGACTGGGGGGCCGGAGCCGAGTGGGACGATCAGGGCGTCAGGGATCCACGGCTGATGATCGACACTAGCGGTGATCCCGTAACGGAATCCGACAAGTACATCCTTTACTACACCGGCTACGCCGACTCCAGCACCCGCGCCATCGGTCGAGCGACCAGTAGTGATCGGGTTACTTGGGCCAAAGACGCTGGCAATCCGATTCTGGAAGGTGCTGGCGGCGAATGGGATGCAAACGGCACATTGGGTTGCTGCGTGATTAAGTTAGGCGCAAAAAGCTACGTGATGTTCTATTGTAGCCACACCGGCACAACGTACGGGGTTGGGCGGGCGACGAGCACGGATGGGATTAGTTGGACGAAGTACGATACAGACGGTGGGCCGATATTGACTGCGGCCGATTTTGCTGGCATCGGTGCTACAAACAGCATGGGGATTCCATATTGTATTATCAACAATGCTGGTAACTACATCCTATTATTCGAGTCGCTAGTAGGCACTCACTACCGGATCTTCGGGGCGACTTCCGCGGACGGGATCACGTTTACTGCGCTCAATTCGGGAGCTGCCCTGCTCAGCGAGGTCACCAGCACGTGGGAGGGTTATGGAGTAGCCAATCCCTACCTTTACCAGTTTGCCTCTGGTGAATATCTCTTAGGCTACAACGGAAGCGCCACAGATGGCTCCGAGTTCAGCATCGGTTTTGCCAAGTCCTCAAACCTTACAAGCTGGACGCGCTACCCGGGGAATCCGGTCTTGGTCCCGAGAGTGAGTCAAGCCAATCATTGGGAAAAGTGCCGGATTGAAGGACCCTGTCTATTCGGCGATGACTTCGGCACGTCGTCAGTTGGAATGCTCTACTTTGGCGTTCGGAATACATCGTCGTACCTCGCCCGGATCGGTTACGCCACCATCGACCAGACGGCGATAGTCGGTCGCGTGGGTAGTGGGCTCGGCGTGCGCCACGAGCTGATTCTCGGTCCGAACGCCAATCAGGCCATTTACAGTGACGGCACGAATCTGATCCTCCAGAGCACGACGGGCGAGGTGGTTCACGCTGAGCATATTTTCACTCATACGGTGGCAGACAACGGGAACGGCGGTCCGGCCACCTATACCCTTACGCCTACAGTTAAGTACAACCGGATCGGTACTTATGATTCAGACGGCCTTACACTGACTCTAGGTGAGACTGGCATTCGGGACGGGATGACGATTGTTATTCGCAACGGCATTGCGAATAACGTTACTATTGCGGATGCAGCTGATGTGCAGACCGTTGTTGGCGAGTCGATTACCCTGGCCCAATATGCGTCCGTCCGCTTTCGTTATTACAACGCTCCAGGGACGAGCGACCCCAAGTGGTTTCAGGAGACGGCCGTCTGCACGCCGGACTAGACCATGAAACACATCCTAGCTTTCCTGCTGCTGACGTTCTTCGCCGGATTCGCCCGTGCGGAAATCTACGTCGCTGCACCCAACACGCCCGATCGAATCAAGCAGCGGCCTGGCGTGCGGGTGTGCAAGACGACCGACGAGATTCAGGCGGCGCTCGACGACGCCTGGAAGGACGAGGACGACGTGGTAATGCACACGGGCGCCTACTCGGTCACCACGCCTCTACACGCCTATTGTTCGATTCGCGGCGAGGGTGCGGCCCGGTTTCGCTGGGACGGAAAGAAAAGTAAGGACTTCATTCTTACGGTTACGGGGGTTGACGGTGCCTGGATTCAACCCTCGGTCTCTAATCTGTGGTTTGATGGCGGGCAAAACGGCTCCAGTGGCTTGCTTGTCAAGAACGTACATCGGGCCGAGTTGTCCGGTCTGCGGTTTTACCGTTGCCGGGGGACAGGGCTGAAGGTGTTGGAGGGCTGGGTGCTTCTAGCCCGAAATATCCGCGTCGCCTACTGTCACGACTGCCAACCCGTCTACCTCTCCGGATTTTCGGCGGGCATCCTGGACATGCTTTCGATCGTGCACTGCGAGAACAACGGACCGATCGTGCGGATCAGCGGCTGTGCGGACGTGAGGCAACTTGGGATCGAAAACTGCGACGCGGGAAAGAACCCGGTCGTGCTGCTGGAAAGTTTCTGGGCGGGTTCTGTGTCCGGCTACATCACCGAGGAGAACAAGGGCACCTCTCACCTGTTGGTCCAGAACACGGATCAGGCCCGAATCTCGCGGCTCTCCCATTGGCAGACGGTGGACAGCCCGATGCCTGTAGGCGTGGTGGTGAAGGATTGCAGGCACACGGTCCTCGATGGCATGAGGGCTTGGAACACCTCCGAGGCTCTTGTGCGGTTCATCGGTTGTGACCCACGGGACACCTACTGCAAGCACTTGCATCACGAAGACTACGGGCAAGACTGGGGCGTGCAGCCGAAGCGGCTGATCGAATACGTAG